TTACACTACGCTGAGTGAAAGTAGTTGTACCTGATGCGTTGAAACCGCAATCGCTATCATCTTGAAAGAAAGCATCAGTATCCATGATACCAATTTTCTCTGAAGATTTTACTCCAACTAAAACGTTTCCTTGAGATTTAATCAAAGTAGCAGTTTTAGAGCCAAGAACTGAAGATGTTACTAATAATGCTTCGTTTTCTTTGGCGTAATCCGTTAATGTACTTACAACAAATGCCATAATTTTTCTTTTTTAAAATTTTTAATTTAAAGTTTTAACTCTTTCCAAGAATCGCTCTATTTTGTCAGCCTTTGGCTCAACGATTCTAAAATTGTTTTTTGGATTTTGGATTGGGTCAGCTACTGGAGTCTTAGAAAATCCTTCCAATACGCTTAACATTTCACTAAATCCTTGATTAAATTTGCTTTCTAATTCTCCTAACTTGCTTTTTAATGCCTCATTCTCGGCTTGCAAGTAAGTGATAGTAGCATTCATTTCATCAAATTGAGAATCGGCTTCCATTTCCATAGGAGCTTCTTCTGAAGTTGGTGCTTCGGCTTGAGGAGTTTCAATTCCTTCAACCTTTCCACCAACAACGGTCATCATAGTACCATCAGCTAATTCATACTCGCCATCGGGAGCAGAAACTGAGTTACCTGAATCGTCAACAAGCATAGCATCTGCGCCAATCTCTAATGCTGATAAGTCAATCTTACTACCATCTTTAAGGTCGTAAGTTTCGAATACCAATTGAGTCGCTGGCTCAGGTGCAATTTCTTCAGTTTGCTCAACGGCATTATCCGCTAACATAACTTTAATTTTTTCAATTGCTTCTGAAACGTTCATAAATTGTTTTTACTATTGTTTGATTATAAATACTTATTTGTTAATACTTTATCATTTAACTTGTTCTAAAATCGAACATATCTCAGACCATAACGATTCCTCTACGCTCATCGGTTGCTTTTCCTTCTTGTAATTAAATATCCCTTCAACACTAAATCCTTTAAACTCTCCCGATTTAATCTTATTCCAAACCGATTCATTTTCTACTTTAAAACTTCCAAACCAAGAGCCTTCGGGTGCATCCTCAAATCCTTTCATTGCCATTACTCCCCTTGATGAATCTACGATAAACGATTCATACATCGTTACTCCTTCAACTGCCATAGCCTCATCGTGCATCAAATTTACATTTGACTGATAACCTTTCTTGAAGAACTTTTGTGCTATCTTTTCAATTGTTGGAGCAGTAAACGTAACGTAATACTCACCATTTTGGTCGTTACGATAAATAGGAGTATCGGCTAACATTAATGCGCCTGAAACAATTCTCCTATCTTCGGACTGAATAACAAATTTAGCCTTGTCTTCTTTAAACTTTAGGAAATCTCTTTCGATTGCTGGTCTATCTACTAACGCAACAAAGTCAACTTCGACATCATCGTTTAAATCTTCACTAATTTCAAGTTGGTAAATTGGTAATTTCATGTTATTTGTTTTTAAATTCTTGCAGAGTTTTCAATTCTCCGTATTCTTTTTTGACTTCCCGTAATATCTGACTCTACAACGTATGCCCTTGCGTTTACATTACCTATTGCATTGATTGAAGTTTGGTCTAATGAAGTAGGTGCGTTAGGAGTAAAACTTGGAGGTACTGGCGCTGCCGATAATCTTGCTCCGCCTCCGCCTCCACTTGTATCACTAACTCCAGGCATACTTGGTAATGGTGTATTAATAATTGAATTTACGGTTAATAAACCTTGAGCAATGGTCGCTGCCGCTGCAATAAAGTTAAATGGCGCTGGGTAATCTTTTAATGCTCTTGATGCTCCAACATAAGTATTAATTGTAGCATCTGCAATACCTAATGCTTTTCCAGCAACTGTTCCTTCTCCAGCTAATTGCATACCAGTGCGAAGTGCATTACTAACTATACCTAATTTTTCATCTTGTTTTCTTCTTTCAAGTTCTAATTCAAACTTTGCATTTTCCTTTATAGACTTATCCATTGCATTATTTACTAATGCAAGAACTTTAGGCTTATTGTTTTGAATTACATCAAATAAATTTTTAACATCTTTTAATTCCTTAACCTCGACTTTACTTGAGTCTCTTTTAATTTGGTCAATTTCATCATTTGCTTTTTTCGTTAAAAATACTTTTAATCTTTCATTATCAGAAAATAGCGATAAATCGGTTTCGAGTTGTTGCTTAATTTTAACAATCTTTTTATCTTCTTCAGATAATCCAGCTTCCGCAAGTTCATTTATTCTTGTAATTCGTGATAATTCATTTGCTAATTCTTTATCAATTCGTTCAGCTTGTTTTTTTAAATACTCATCATCCCCTTTTTTTTGTGTAGCTAAAACTGATTTTTTATAATTACCCTCAATGACAACTAACTCATTTTTTAAATCTTTTTCTTGTTTTATTTCTTCATCTTTTAATTTTTTGCCATTTTTCTTTTTTACTTCTAAAACATTTAAATCTTCTTGAACTATTTGTTTTCTTAATTTAGATAATTTTCCTTCTTCTACACCTTGCGATTCAAGTGCTTTTAATTCTCTTTCATATTGCTCTTTACGACTTTTGGAATTTTTAGTAAATAATTCAAGCGCCCTATCTGATTCAGAAGTGATACCAATAAAATCGGTAACTTTATCCACTATTTTTCCTATTGTATCTCCTAATCCAGATAATCCAGGTATTAATTTTAATACAGCATCCCTAACTTTGTCAAAGTTTGCAATCAATAAACCTAATCCGATTGCTAATGCACCAATTCCCGAAGCAATTAATGCACCTCTTAATGTAGTAAATGCAGTTATTACCCTATCTCTTATTACACTTGCTAAGTTTTTAAACCCTTGAACTGAATCTAAAACGGTATTTAATCCTTCAGAAAATGCTAAAGCAGATTGTACTTTTAATAATTGCTTTTGCACGTTCTCTGATTCAACACCAAATAATCCTAAAGCACCTTGTGCTCCAGCAAATGCTCCAGCAACTCCTTGAATAGATTGAGAAAATGCTTTAAATTTTGCATCAGGATTAAATGCTTCAATAGTTGATTTAGCATCAGCAATACGGTCTTTTAATTCCGCTGCTCTTTTTGCTGCATTTGCTAATTCTTTAGAACTTGCGCCCGCAGTATTTTGTAACCTTATTAATTCTTGCGTTGCTTCTCTTAATTGCGACCTTAAACTTCGTGTATCTGCAACTAAATCAATACCAACTTTTGCGTTTTCAGCCATCTCTTAATTTTAATAAAATAATTCAATTACTCTTAACAATTCACATTTGGTTGTTTGAGGAATACTCGGATTAAAATCAACTACTTTATTTAACCTCCATAATGCGCCATCTATATAAATCAGTTGAGCAAAGTCAAGTGAATAAATATCTTGTACGGTTAAATATAAATAGCAACTTAATAGCTTACTATCTTTGTTTATAATTTCAGCTAAATATTCATCCCACCAAGAATTAAATAAATTAGCCGTAGGGTAAGGATTTAATAAAGTAAAATAAAATTCATTTGGGACTCCAAAATTAATATCAATTGTTGGTAGTATAGGGTCATCTAAATGCCCAGCATACCCGTATGTTGTTTTTGCACTTCCATAATTACCATTGCCTGGATTGCCTAACTCTGGGTCATAATAATGTTTAATATTATAACTTAAACATGAAACATTTTTAAAAATCATTATTCGGATATTGTTATCCTTTCGTTCTTCAACTCCGTTAGATTCTTTAAATAAATTTGCTCTTAATTTTGTATCATTTGTATCCTTAGTTAATACGCTTGGACTAAATATTACTTTTACTTCCGTTCTATCCTTAGCAAATTGATAGCCAGTATCTTCTTTCCTATCACCATACGATTCATTGTATTTTTTAAAATATGCTTCATTATAAAAATCATCATCCTCAGTATAAACATAATCGTAATACCTTGCATTTAATTCCGACATTGGCTTAATAGAAATCTCTTTTGAATAATCTACTTTATTCGACCAATCGATTGAATTAGCAACTGGGTCAGATAACAAAAGTAAACCCGTAGCATCTCCAGTTTCTCCGTGTAATAACAACTCGCCAACATCATTTACTTTTAAAAACCCAGCGCCTTTACGATAAAATTCTATGTATGGTTCTATTAATAAATGAGTGGTTAATAATGGGTCTTCGTAAACATATAAATTAAACATTCGACAAATCGAAGCAAAGAAATCTTTTTGTTGGATTCCTTTAGGCAAACAATTCCCCATAGATATTAAATCTCCCTCAGTTGCTAAACCAACTTGAGCATAATCGGATTCAAATGCTAATTTAAAATCTATTGGGCATAATGTTGAATATGCAACTCCAGTGTAAAATATTACTTGAACTTGAATAGTATCATTTGCATTTAATGAAACATCAACAATCCAATCAATAGGAATATTTTGATTATCAACTCTTGGAGCAAATGATTCGGTTACAATTGTTGTACCTGATTTTTTTAAATTTACGGTAAATGTACCTGAACTTGATAAATTAAGCCATCCAGTAAGTTTTATTTTTCCAAGAGTTCCATTTGTTCCTCCAAATGTATAAGTAGCATAATCTGCCGTAGTAAATAAAACAATATTTGGATTTAAATTAAATGTAATTAAATCCGTTTTACCTACATCACTTCCACTTTCAACACAAATTGTAGATTCAACTATCAATAAATCCTTAGTCAATTGCTCAAGATTAGCCTTATTATTTGGTATTATTAAACTCCTAAAATAAGGCGTGTCAAAAAAGGCAGAAGTATAGGTGTAACCTGAAAAATCAATAATTTTATCAATTAATTCGTGAACGAAAAATGCTGGTCTAAAAGCATTTAAATGCCAATCATCTCCTGAATAATTAGCTGGATGCCTACATTTTCCATAGTCAATTAATGGATAAACTATTCCTAAACCACTTGCTACACCTGAAGCAGTCCAAGAATTAACAACATTTTCAGCAGTCCATACTTGGTCATAAGCATCGGAAAAATAACCAAACATATCAGCGTCATTCAATAGCTTATTACCTATTGCGGAGGCAAATCCTCCTAACTCCCCAAATACTGCGCACTGATATTCTATTACTCCGTTCTGAATGGTTATCTCCAAAAGGCGAAGAACTCCCTTAAAAACTTGTATCTTATTGACAAATATCTGACAATTTGCTTGCTTGGTCGGGTCAAAATTATAGCCAACATTTGGTTCATCAGGGTTACTAATACCGTAATTATTACCGCTGGTAAAATTATAAATATGACCAAACACTTTATTATTGTTTGCGTTACCAGGTATGTTAATCGTTTTTGAATAGTTCGTATTCCTCGAAGAAAAGTCTTTAATGTCATCTATTGCGTAGTTTAGTTCTGCTCCTAAATCCTCGAATAAGTCGAGTCTTTGTTGTTCAATTATTATTTCGGTTATCATTATCTAAATTGACTAAATTGTTTTTGCCCTAAATCAAATTGTAATTGGTAGTTAAATATTTTATCCGAAGTGCTAACCTTCTCTTGCCAATTTGTATCCTTCATAACAATAGGGTAATAGTCGCTCGTGCCTCCATTAATTAAATGTAAATAAACCTCGTTAGAAGCAAGCAATTCAGAGCCAAGTGCATAATCTACTGCCGATACATAATCACTTGTTACAAGGTAACTCCAATCGATTTGAGTGGCTAATGCTTGGACTCCACCGTAATGAACTCCCGAACTATTTTTAAAATCCATTGCAGTTCCGCTTCTTTGGTAATCAGCAGTTTGATAAGTCGTTCTTTTAAAATTCTTTTGTTGGCGAGAAAGTAAACGAAAACCAAAAGTGTCATATCCTCCAAATTGATTTTGAAATACTAAATTAACTGGTGTAAATCTTGGAGCGCATACTTGCTTCATTATCATTGTATCCGAGCCAATCGTTACCTTATAACCATACGTTGCATCGGTAATAAATGAACTACCTAAATAAGTATTTATTGCCGTAGGACTTAAATCTAAAAGCAAAGAAGAAAGGCTTGATAATGTTGCTCCCGTTGACGAGCTTCCGCTATTGCTTCCATCCTCATTTATCTTTTGAATCGTTGCCGTTACTGCTGATAAGTTGGCATTAAAATAAGTAATATAAAACTTCTCCCCACTTATTACTTCGCCAGCAGCCCTATCTCTTGTCGTTAAGAACTTATTTGTATAAGTAGAAATTGAAGCCCTAAATGGATTTAAAGAATAGTTCCATCCCTTAGCAGTATCTGAAGTTAAGTTTGCATAAGTTGTACCTCCGTATTCTTCTCCGTAGGCAACTGCATAGTCAACGAATAGGAATGAGCCAGCGAATTGTAAGACTGAACTTCCTGATGGGTTAAAACCGCTTCCAAGATAGTTTCTGATAATGGGAGCGACATCAAGTACACCATAGTTTCCTGAATCGGGATAATTTTTAAGTGTGGCAACGGTTGCGCCACCAACTTGTATATCAAATACATATTTAAAAGAAGATTGTGCTACATTGGTTGAAGAAATTATATGCCATAAACTATCGTGAGCCGATGTATATGAACCTGGTACTGTTGTTGGTATGTTAATTGCCATTATTTCTTAAATGTTTGTGTAATCGTTAATGCTATATCTTGTCCTAATGCTTGCGCTAATTTTGCTTGAAATTCTTGTCCAAATGCTTTATCCAAATTGTCTTCAAAAAAACCTACTCTTCCTATGCCTTTTTTCTTAATATTCTTTGCAGTATTGGTTGCTAATTGTCTTAATTTAATTTTAGGGTCAGCAACGTTGGAAATCGTTTTTCTTTTTATTTGTAACGGACTTAATCCCTTTCGTTGGTCTTCTGTTCTAATATAATTCTTATGTCTTAAATACCATTGAAGAATCGCCTCAACCATATTTTTAGAAACGCTTAACGTTCTAAATTTATAAAGCGAATTTGGTTGACCGCTTTTTATTCCTTTTACTCCTTTATTTTGGAAATCATAATACTCAGATGCTGGATTTGTTTTATCATATCCAATCGTTAACGAATATTTATTTCCCGATTTCTCAGTAAATGAAAAGTCAATATCATTTAAGTTTCCTTTATCAATTTTTTTCTTTTGATTAATTCTTTGTTTGGCTAATCCAATAAATTTTTCAGCAGCATCTTTCATGACCTTTTCAACTGCATTTAATTTAAATGCACCTTGCCTTTCTATTCCACCTACATCAAAATTTTCCCCTAATGATTCTTGTGCTTTAAGAATGCTTGCCATATATCTTTTTCATTTGCTCTGCATCAAAGCTATTCTTAGCTTTAATATAACTTAAATCATTTAATGCTTGAATCGTTGGCAATTCAAAAGCATCTGCTAAATTTATTCTTTCGTGTTCGGCAATGATGGTAGCCTGGTAAATCCATCCATAACGTTGCATAAAGCCATTATCGTTATCTCTGCTTCTAATTTGTCCATCCCGTTCTTCGTCAACTCCTCTTTCAAATAATCCTTTAAACTCGTTATCGATTCGCTGAATACTTGACAAAAAAAAACCACACTACCATAAACCGATTCAAAGCTTGCTGATAATAAGTCCTCAGCATATTCTTCGTGTTTGCTTGCATCGTACTTGGCTACTTTCCAACCTCGCCATGTCAACTTCATAGGCATAACCATTGAAGCAGCAATCTTATGCAAGTTGTTTATAATATCATCTCCAAAGAATTTAGTTTCTAAATACCTTGAATAAGGGATATTCCTAATATCATAAACGCACCTATATCTTTTCTTGCCAATCTTAATGTAATCGTTTGGCTTTGGTATTGGCGCTGACTCGGTAATAAATGTAATCTTCTTTAACTGCTCATTTAATTCCTTAATACTTAAAGAATCAATTTGTGCTTCCGTTTGGTAAGTTAAAATCTCTAATGACTTTACTGCAATATCCAACTCGGTTAACCCTTCCCTTTTTACAAGTAGGTTTTGAATTTGTTGCCATTGCCATACCGTGACATCTTTCCAGTTCATATTTATAAATAGCTAATTAAACAAAGTTGTATCTGCCCGTACCCGACTTAAAATCAAACTTGCGCCATGCTAATGCTAATGCACATACGCAGTCATCCGTGAAGCCAGTCGGTGCGGAATACTTTACTCCGTGTGATGTGTATTGATATTCAAAAACTTCTAACTCATTCTTAATCATTCCTTCGGGATAATGTACTCGCTCCTGATGGATTGCCACTTGAAGACCAAGCATTAATTCTTGCTTGCTTTGTGATGTAAATTTAAACCCTTCTATGTCCATGCCTTCCCGTTGTAATTGCTCGACTATTGGGTCACCTACTCCAGTGCTATCAATTAACATCGGTGCTTTTGGTAAATTGCGTATTATGTTCTGAGTCGATGCCCAATCCTTCTGAAATCGGTCATAATAAGCTACATTGCCACTATTATCTAAACCAATAATTACAGTCCAATCTGAGTACTTTGCCAAATCGACTCCGTAACATTTAACAATATTGGTAGAAATGTCCGATGTACACTTACGAATTGCCTCGCTACCAAAAGGATTCGCAGCGTTCTCAGCTGGGTTAGCCATGTACTCTTGCTCGAATACTACGTTTGGCAATTCCTTTTTAGCCGAATCAATCTCAGATGTAAGAATAAATGGGTTATCATAGGTACTAAACTTAAAACTTTCCCAATCAGCACTGGCATTTACACCATTTAAAAATAAAGAATAGAAATAATTCTTGCCTCTTGGAGTCGATAGGAATATTGCCTTGCCTTGAAAATCCGTTAAGGTTGGTCTTATTGAGTTTTGCCATCCACTTTCCAAGTCAGGAATATAAGAGGCTTCATCGATAATGGCATAGTGAAACTTTAAACCACGAAGATTATCCAATCGTTCTCCAGTAAAGAATCGAATCTCGCCTCCACTAATTAGCTTAAATGTTAGGTCACTTCGATTAGGCACTGCAATATTACTCGGCATAAGCCTTGCAAGTTCATCAAAGAAAACCTTAGCAAGCTGATAAGTAGGAGTTATGTATGCCACTCGTTTTCCTTGCATCGCTTCAATACAAGTTATGACCTGGCATATAAGTGATTTACCCCATCGCCTACCCGACATGAGAACTTTAAACCTTGCTTTAGATTCTAAGACTTTAGCTTGGTTCTTGTGTGGTTTCGGGAGTACTATGTTCGTTTGCAAAACTTATTATTACTTCTTGTTTCTCCTCGTTCTTCGCTCGGTCAGTCCAACCTAAAAGATTCTTTGCATAGAAAATACCTTTGCCTTCATTAGCCACGACATCCGCTGCCAATGCTCTAAATAATTCATCAATCTGCTTGGTTATCTTGTAGCAAGGATGGTCTTCTCTATTAAGAACTTCGTAATATGTGGCTCTTGAATAAAACTCAAATCCTTGTCTTGGTAGCCAAATTAAAAGAAAGAAGCTAATCGTTGGTAGATGTCGCTCTCGAATTATCTTAACTCCAGCGCCCGTTGCTACCTCCTTAGTTGAGTTGAGGCAATAGTCAATATATTCATCTGCCCATTCAAGCAATCTCTCCTGGTCAATATCTTTGGGAAGTCTTGGCATTATTTTTTAAATAAAAGTGACCACTCAGTCGGTAGTGTTAATTTCTTTTCTAAGCTAAATCCAAATTGAGCAAAGAACTCAATCCATTTTTCTTCGGACTTAATATTTATGTGACCCCAAGATTCATCTTGCTCAGGAGTTGTAAAATATGGAGTTGATGAAAATAAGAAATATTGACAATTTATATTGTTCATATAGTCCTTAATTTGGTCATCGGTTAAATGCTCCATTACTTCAATGCTTACAACCATTCCACACTGGTCAGGATAAACACTTATGTCGTTTAATCTAACTCCTCTTTTATAAGCAAATTCCTGATGATATTTATTAGGCTCAATACCATAATAATTAACTCCTTTTTTTTGCAAGCATTCTCCAAGCGTTCCCATGCCAGCACCTATTTCGATTATGTCTTTAGCATATTCGATAATTATGTCAGCCGTTGCATCCATCAAATTATAATAATCAGGATTCTCGGGAGTTATTCCGTTTTGTACTTCAATATCAAAAAATTCTTTGTCGCTTACACGGCTCATATTATTGTTTCTTTTGGTAAAAATTGATTGCAATTTGTATGCCCTTCAGCTTGGCTCATTCTATAATCTCTACCAAGTCCTTGAGCAACTGCCATAAAACTTGATTGATTGCCACTAACATATTTTGCACCTAATTGTAATTGTGCCAATTCTAAATAATCTTTAATTACATACCTTTCAATTAAATGTTTATACGGCTCATATTCAGATTCTAAACCAATGAAATAAACATTATCTGAATTGTCTTTTAAAAAATTAATTTCTTTAATCCAATCCGTAGTTAAAGATTTATATCTTGGAGTTATATTAATAAAACTATTATTTGATTTTATTGGCTCAACTTTTAACCATCCTTGTTTCCAAGTTTCATCTATAATCTGAAAACTTTGCAAATGCAATTGTACTAAATGAGTTAAATGTAAATCTATATTTGAACGGAATAAATCTAAATTATATATTGTACCAGTCAATTCTTTGCCTTTTTTAACTTCGTAAATATATTCCTGAGATTCTAATAATGGCAAAATTGTGTCATACAAATGGTCGGGTAATTGTACATTAAAAATACCTCCGCCTAATGCCTTAATGGTGGGCAAAGAATAAATGACATCTCCAGTCGCACCACTATGATAAAAGTTATTCATATTAAAATTTAATTGCTTTAGTATCGGTATTTATTTTTATTAAGTCAATCTCGGTTTGGTTATTATCATAATGTGTGCCAATTCCTAAACGCTTAATTAGCATCCATTTGTATTGACCATTAGTAAAGAATACTTGTGATTTAGGTATTCTTAATCTTTCAGCCATACGATAAACCTCAGAAGAATTGTATTCGTTTCTTCGAGTTATAATATAAACTTGTTTGCCTTGCAAGATATTCCTTTTCGCAATCTCTTGACCTCTTGCCGTAGACAACGTATCATCGAAATCAAAAGAAACCTTATTAATATCCGCTCGGTATTCTCCGCTTGCCAATATAGCCTTCCAAACTTCAGTTGCTTTTTCTTCCGTTTCATAAATACAAGCGCCATTACCTATGCGCCATTTATCATTTGAACATTTTATTACTGGCATTATTCTATTAGTTTAGAATAAATAGCAATTTGAGATGTTATTCTGAAGTTCAAAATTACATCTTGCTTTAAAAGCATCTTCCTTATTATCATAATAACCTAAATTCTTTAATTTTTTATTAAAGTGAATTTGAGCCATCCATTTTTTTGTGGTTTTGTGAAATGTCACACCAACCAAACCACTTGAAGTTTTATCTCTATTTATACAATGATTATTATTTTCATAAGAATTGCACCATTCTAAATTTTCAATAGAATTATTTTGCTTATTCCCGTCTTTATGATTTATGATATTTTTATCTTTTACTCGTGGTATAAAATTTATTGCTATTAATCTATGTAAACTAAATAATTTGCTTTCTATTCTTACTCTTAAATACCCTTTTTTATCAGCGGATTGCTTTAATAAAGTTCCTTTAACTTTCATATTGCCTCTTGTGCCAGGTCTTATAACAATTCTATCCAAAGATTTAACATTGAATTTATCAGAAATCTGATATTTACCTTCATAGCCAACTAAGTCAAACCAATTTTCCATAATTTATTTTATTAAGTCTGTGTAAATACTAAATCTATCCTCATTAATTTTAAATAAGTCATAATGCTGACGGACATATTCAGCATTCGATTCTCCAAAATCCGTTCTCATTTGTTTTGAGAATACCATTCTTTTAATATCTCTCTCCCAATTATCAACCCAACACACCGTTGGAATGTCATCGTAAGGCGCTCGTTTAATTGCCATCAATGGAATCCGTTTAGCGCCAGCTTCTAATGCCTTTAGATTAGATTTTAAGCGATTGAATTTATTGTCTAATAAAGGCGCAAGTAATATGTCTGCCTCCAAGTAAAAATTCATATACAAATCTACGGGCATTGATTCAAGTATCTTGTGGTTTAATCTTTCTCCAGCAGTAAACCAATCGCCCATCTGCTTCCAATGAAATTCATTTGCTTTATTCCAACCGCAAAGAAGCATCCGTGTCGATTCCTTAAACGATTTAGACTTGGCTAATTCTCTAATCGGATTCTTCAACTGCCTCATATCAGGAAAGTGAGTGATGCTACCAGTATGCGCAATATTAACAAATTCGTTTACATTTCTTACCGCAGTAAATTGGTCACGGTCAAACGGTAAAGCATTTGGTAAAATAAAGCAGTTAGGATTTATCTTAATAATCTCAAGCCTTAACCGATTATGAGTTGTCGTAACGACATCCGCCACTTTGATATAATTCTTAATTACTTGAGTGACTCCTAAAGACCGATAAGTTGGCGCAGATAAATGCTGGCTAAATAACTCCCAATAGTCATCGATATCGACAACCAATTTAAAGCCAATCTTAGCCTTCCATTTTAATAAATCTGGCAATGGTATCAATTCACAAAACCGATTGACTACAACCACGTTTATGTTCTTCTCAATCAGCATCTCTTCGGTCATTGTATCCGTGATAATACAATACTCCTTTTTCATTACGGATAATGGCAATGCTAATCGATGGTAAGTGACTCCTGAATGTCTACTTCCGACTGCGCAGATTCTTAGTTTGGACATCGTTTGGTTTTGGTTGGTTGAGTTTTGCAATATACTTTATTCCTTCGTAATGTGCGGATAATCTTTTTAGCATATCAAAGACACAAGACCCACACCATGAATTGAAGTTAAAATCTTTGTTGACATATTTACGATATAGGCTTGCATATTCTTCAAGTATTTCTCGGTCAATGTTTTTGGTAAACCCTAAAGCAACTGCCTCAAAGTTTATAATATTGGCTTCTATAAATGCTATCTCTTCTTCGCTCATAGTTTGTTTATCAATCTAAAAATGACCGCTCCTAAAATACCCGAACTAAACACGATTGCAATCCATTCTTGATATTGGATAGGAACGACAATTAAAACAATGGCACTCCAGGTACTTAGACAAGGAGTACAACTAAACGGTTTAAAGTTTAGTCCGAATGACTGATATAAATTGGTCATTGTAAAAAAGACTGCAAAAGAAACCGCTGCGATTATAGTTATCATTTGTTTGTTTGGTAAATTTCATCCTTAACTAAACTCCAATATGCCTGGTCATCTGCTTTAAGTTTCTGCTCAAGAATCAATGAGCAAATATAAAGCGCTAATTCAAAAGCAAATACTTTATTGCCACAAAAATAAAGTGCATTCGTTAATAAACTTTTGGCTTTCTCGTCAGGCTTCATCCCTTATTTTCTTTTTAATGTTTGAAATCGTTTTGACAATCGACATATACGGAATGCCAGTCTTTCTTGATATCTCGGTTTGATTAAAATTTAATTCGACATAAGTGTCGAGTAGCATATCTTCATACCAAGATAATTCTTTTCGTGCTACCTCTACCCGATTAAATAGCTTTTCTTTATAATCCTTAGATTCATCCTCAATCTGCACTAACTCTTCTAAGCCATCAATCGATTCGTACTTGGCTCTGAAGTGCCTGAAGAATGGCTGATTCATCCCAGTACTATAAATCATATTTAGCATACATCTAACAAGCCAAAACTTTAATCCGTTGCTTCCGTTGTTATTGTAAATCGACCAAAATTTGTCTTCAGTTATTGAGCAAAGATTTACGAACATTTCTTGCTTGAGTTCTTCCCTTAAATTTGCTGGGTGCATTTTCATCAAGGCTTGTTTAATCTCCTTTGAATTATAAAGTTCCTCAATGATTTGCGACCTGGTCATTCCTTTGATTTTCTGATT